CGTCTCGCGGTGCTCATGCCGGCCACGGTGCCGAATGACAGTTCGCCGTCGTTCGACATCAGCGGTATCGGGGATGTGCAGTCCACCAGTGTTGTCAACAAAGCCCTGTCCGTGGCGGCCTCCAACGACTTAGGGGACTTCAGTCTTGGGCACGCCGACAACACGCTGCGCGTGAGCGTCACATACAACATCTTGAACCTGACGACGGGCCTGTTCGAGTGATCGACGAGCCCCTGCAGACCAACGCCGCCGACCCGACCCAGGTCACCGAAGGGCGCCGCAGTGCGAAGGCGACGCTGCGCCGCCACCGCGGGCTCGTGCGCTGGGTGCTCTCGACCCGCGACGGGCGCGAGTTCGTGCACGACGTGCTGCTGCCGGCGTTTCGCGCCGACGAGAAGATGGGCGGCTCGCTCGAGGACGTGTTCGCCCAGGCGGCGCTGCACAACGTCGGCGTCGACCTCCGACGCCAGCTGCAGGAGCATCCCGAGTTCTATCTGCAGATGGTCAGCGAAGGGCTGAAGCGCGACCACGAGCTCGCGACGGTGCGCAAGTCCCACCGCACCGGCGACGACGACGGGTACGACGAGGTGTTCACGACCTAACACGACGACACGTTCACACGACTCGCTGACCGGGTAGCTGCCCGCTGTCAGCCGTTCACCAGGCCGACCTCTCCGTGCAGGAGGGGCCGGCCTTTTTTTTCGGAGTGCCCATGACGACACCAGCAGTGCCCCCGGTCGGCGACCCCGCACCGGGCATCACGGCTCCGCCCGCCGCGCCACCCGCAGCCCCGGCCCCCGCGCCGGCCGCGGCCGCGCCGGCGGCTCCTCCTGCAGCGCCCGCGCCTGCAGCTCCGGTTGTTCCCGCCGCGCCCGTCGTGGCTGCGCCGGCACCGCCGACGACCTATGCGCTCACGTTGCCAGCCACCGGCGGGCTCGATGCCGCCGACGTCGCGACCGTCACCGCCATGGCGACCGCACGCGGCTGGACGAACGAGCAGGCGCAAGCCGCGCTGACCGAGCTCGCCACGGGCCTCACCGCCCAACGCGAGGCGTTCCGCGTCGAGCTCGCGGCCCATCCCGAAGTTGGCGGAGACAAGTTCGGCGTCGCGCAGGAACGCATGCTGCGCGTGATCGATCGCTTCCTCCCGGCCTCGTCGCCGGAAGGGCAGCAGCTCCGCTCGGTCCTTCACAAAGGCGGCTACGAGTCGTACGCACCCCTCGTGGTGCTGCTCGCCCGCATCGGTCACGCAATGGGCGAGGACCGCCCGTCTGCCGGCACCTTGCCTTCTCCGTTTGCCGAGCGTCGGTCGACCGAGGACGTGATGTTTCCGTCGACGGCGCCACGCCCCGCTGCGTAGACGGAGTCCCCCAACATGGCAACTCTCGCAACGACGGCGTTGACGCTGGTCGATCTGGCGAAGCGCCTCGACCCCAACGATCAGGTGTCGCGGATTATCGAGCTACTCACGCAGACGAACCAGATCCTCGCCGACATGACCTTCAAGGAAGGCAATCTCATTACCGGCGAGCGCACGACGGTCCGCACCGGATTGCCCGACGTGTTCTGGCGCATGTTGAACCAGGGCGTCGCGACGTCCAAGAGCCACACCGCACAGATCGATGAGCAGTGCGGAATGCTCGAAGCGTACTCACAGGTCGACCGCGACCTGGCGGAGCTCGGGGGCAACCCCGGCGCCGTGCGGCTCTCGGAAGCGCGCGCCTTCCTCGAGGCCATGAACAACGAAATGGCGTCGACCTTGTTCTACGGATCGGCGCTCGCGCCCGAAGAGTTCATCGGGCTGTCGGCGCGCTACTCGTCCCTCAGCGCCGGCAATGGCGACAACATCGTCGCCGGCGGCGGCACCGGGTCGACCGACAACACCTCGATCTGGCTCATCTCGTGGGACCCGGAAACGATCACCGGCATCTATCCCAAGGGATCGAAGGCCGGCATCATGCACGAAGACCTCGGCCTCGAGACGGTCGAGAACGCCGGCGGCGTGACCGGTGCCTTGATGCGCGCGTATCGCGATCACTGGCAGTGGAAATGCGGGATCGCGCTCAAGGACTGGCGCTACGCCGTGCGGATCGCCAACGTCGATGTGTCCAACCTCTCGAGCGCGAGTGACGCGGCGGATCTGCTCGAGCTGATGGGCGACGCGGAAGAGCGCATCCCGAACGAGCTCGGGACCCGCGCCTTCTATGTCAACCGCACGGTGCGGCGCTTCCTGCGACGCCAGACCAAAGAACAGGTCAGCGCCGGCGGCGGCTTGACCTTCGAGAACGTCGCCGGCAAGCGCGTGGCGATGTTCGGCACGACACCGGTGCGCGTCACCGATGCGCTGCTCAACACCGAAGACGTCGTCGCGTAGGCGGCCTGAGTGCCCCGGCGCGCCTGGCGCGTCGGGGTGATCTGTTTCTGTTCACTAACGGAGAACCTCGATGATTCTGGACAAACTCACACAGCTCAGCGCCGCACAGGCGATCACGAGCGCCGATGCCTACGGCGGCAGCGTCTACGATTGCGGCAACGTCACCCCCAAGCGCCGCATCGGCGCCGGCACGCCGCTCTCGATCGTCGTCGCGGTCACGACCGCGGCCGCGGGCGACGGCGCCTCGTTTACCGACACGTTCGACTTCATGGCCGTGCAGTCGGTCAACGAGAACCTCTCGTCCCACACCGTGATGATTCAGCGGCGCATCGCGGGCGCGTCGCTGGTCGCCGGCCTGGTGTTCGAGCTGCCGATTCCGGCCGACATGCCGACGGCGCGCTGGATCGGCGTGCGCTACGAGCTCGGCACCGATGACACCGTCAGCGTGTCTGCGTGGATTGTTCCGCGCGAGCACGTCCAGGCGTTCATGGCCTACGCGAAGGGCTACGTCGAGTAAAGCGACCACGGGCGGGCGCCGGTCACGGGGACCGGCGCTCGCCTCCGTCGCGAGCCCCCCATGCGGACCGTCATCATTCACGGCAAGCGCGTCTCGGTGCTGTCACCGCGACACGGGCGCCCGGAGTGTGAGCTGTGGGGCGTCACTCGCGCGAACCCGAAGTTCTGGTCGGGCGCACTGAAAGACTGGACCCGCTGGTTCGACATGCACCCGCTCGTGGCGGCGGGGAAGTTCCCCGGCATCGCCGATCGGCGGCCCGAGGCGTGGCACTGGTACCAGAAGCAGGACGCCACACGCCCCATCTACCTGCAGGCGCCGCGCGCGCATCCGGTCGCCGCGCAGGAGCAGGCGGCGCGTCGTTTCGCAGAGATTCCCGGCGCGGTGGCGTTTCCGCTCGACCAGGTGCTGGCGGCGTTCCCGATCCTCGACGACGGCGACGGCTGGTACATCTGCATGGTCGGGATGATGATGGCGTTTGCGCTCGTCGAAGGGTTCGAGCACATCATCCTCAACGGCATCGGCACCAACCCGCGGATCGACTTTCAACATCTGCATCGGGACACGCTCTACTGGATGGGCCTGGCGCGCGGCCGCGGCGTCCGCGTCACGATCGAAGGCCCGTCGACCTATCACACCCCCGCCCAGGTCTACGCCTACGAGGTCCTGCACTACGAGGAGCTCGCGCGCGCGCGCCGCGAAATGCACGGGCCGACGATGGCCGACATGGAGGAGGCGATCAGCCGCGACCTCAAACGCGGGCGCCCCGTCCGAAAGTTCTACGCGTGAACCAGGCCACCCTGCGCACGCTCGTCGGCGGGCGCGCCTGCGTCGTGGTCGGCGCCGCGCCGCTGCTGTCGCCGCTCGTGGTCGCGACCAGCGAATACGTCGTCGCCGTCAACGGCGGCATCTCGAGCGCCCCGCGCGTCGATGCGTGGGTGCTGAACAGTCGCACGAGTCTCCCGCCGTCCTGGGGCATGGCGCGGCGCACACTCGGGCAGCTGATGCTGCGCCAGGGCGCCGACCGCCAGGTGCCGCTCCTCATCCTGCTGACCAAAGACGACGACGCCTCGGTCGTGACGCCGCGCGTGCTGCGCGCGCAAGGCACCGAGGCGGGCAGTGTGCTCGAGGTCGGCGCGATCGAGCGCACCGACATCGAGGTCGCCGCCGGCGCCCGCACCGGCGACATGAGCAAGCACGCGCTCTCCGCCGGGCTCTTCGCCGTCGCCTTGCTGTTCTGGGCCGGCGCCGCCACCGTGCGGCTCGAGGGCATTAGCTGGGTCGGCGGCTACGCCTACACCGACACCCCCGTGATTCGCGGCCACCTGGTCGGCGACCAGCTCGCGCTCGTGCGCCTGCTGGCGCGGCACGCCGACGCGCTCATTCACACCTTGCCGCTGTCGCCGCGACAGCTGCGCAGTCTGGAGCACCTCCCGATGGCTACTGCCCGTGCGACCACCCCGACTCCGCCGCGCTCCGCGCCCGATGCGGTCGTCCGCGTCCGCGCCACCCGGCTCGGCTACTACGACCTCGCGCGCCGGCGCCCTGGCGACGTGTTCCAGCTGCGCAGTGCGCGGCACTTCTCCGACAAGTGGATGGAACAGGTGGAGGCGTCGACCCCCACGCAGACGCTCTCGCCGAGCGGTGCGTTGCGCCGGGAGCACCAGGCGATTCTCAGCGGCAAGTCGCCGCGGCTGCAACCGAACGCGGCGGATTTGGTCGAGGACGACGCGCCGGTCGGCGCGAGCCCGGGGCCGCGCAGCAGTGACGCCGGCGTGATCTAACCGCATGGCCTCCAATCTGTCTGCGGCGACGGCGACGCTCATCACGTCGTCGTCGTACGCCCTCACGATCGACCCCGGCATCGTCGACTCGCACCTCTGGTGGAAGCGGGTGGCGACGCGCGATGACGTCTGGGGCGCGTTTGCGTGGACCGATTGGGCGCTGGCGGGCAATGACTACTACCCGGATCTGATCGTCTGGGTCGGCGACGACGCCGACGCGCTGACGAAGTACGACACGACCCCCTCGTCGGGGGCGCTGGGTTTTGACGTCGTCAAGCAGGCGGTGCAGTTCCAGGTCGTCGCCGGCCAGACCTACTGGTTCGAGGTGATGGACCTCGATTCGGACTACGACGCCGGCGACGAGCTCCAGTTCTCGATCCAGACGGCGCCGCGCGAGGCGATTCCCGCCGGCTCGTTGTTCATCCCGAACGATCGCCAGGGCTTCCCGGCGCTCGTGCTCTCCCAGGACGACGGCGCGCCGCTGCGCGCGTTCGCGTTTCCGGCCGGCGAACGCGGGGCGGTCCTGCCGAACGGGATTCTGTGCGTCAACGACTATGCGGACTTTACGACGGTTCGGCTCTACACCCCAGACTTCGAGCTGATCGCGGTGGTCGAGGGCGTCGGCTACGCCACGGTGACCGATGGGTACTTCCCGCTCATCGCCGCCGACGAGACGCGCTTCTACGTGTTCGACGTCGTGGACAACGCACAAGTCAACTACACGCTGCATGTGGCGGCCGTCTCGGCGGCCGGCGCGATTGAGGACACCTGGTCGTGGACCGTGGCGACCACCGGCGGCGTGCCCTATGCCGTCGGTGTCTCCCCGGACGGCGCGACGCTCTACTGGTGCCGCGCGGCGGTCGCCACGATGCCCATCGAGCGGTATGACCTGGTCGGCGACGCGCCGCTCGCCACCTTGGCCGCGGCGGTCGCGAGCGCGAGCGGCTACATGCGCGACGTGATCGTGCTCGCCGACGGCACGGTGCTGGTCGGCTACCAGGACAGCCCCGCGGGCTACGTGCGGCGCTACAGCGCCGCCGGCGCCATTCTCAATACCTACACCGAACCCGATAGCGACGGCAGCGCGCACCACCTCTCGGCGGCCCCCGGGCAGTCGCTCTCGTTCTGGACGTGGCGCTTTATCAACGTCGAGGGGAAGACCTCGCGCTTCACGCGCATCCGGGTCGCCGACGGCGTGGTGCTCACGACCTGTGACCTGGTGCAGTTCAACGACGGCAAGGGACCCGACGGCGACACCCTCGTGCCCGCGAACCCCGCCGACCCCGACCGGTTCCAGCACGCCAATTCCTGCCCGTTCCTCGTCACCGCGATCGCCGTCGCCGCGCCGGACGACGAGGACGACGAGGACGAGGAGGAGGACGTCTGCGACCTCGAGCGCCCGTCGCTCGCGTGTTGGGCCGGCGGCACGCCCTCGCTGCAGTGCATCGACCTCACCCTCGTGCGTCCCTCGAGCGCGACCTGGGCGCCCACCTATTCGGTCGACGCGCTGCGCGCCGATCTGCTGGAGCACGACGAATGACCGCCACCCAACTCGCGAACCTCGCGCTGCTCAAGATCGGCATCTCGCAGTCGATCGCCTCGACCGATGAGGCCTCGCGCGAGGCGACCACCGTCGCGCTCGTCTACGACCACCAGCTGCGTGCGGCGCTGCGGCGGTTCCCGTGGCCGTTCGCGACCAAGTACAGCGCGCTCTCGCTGGTGCGCGGCGTGTTCTGGAACGTCGACCCGACGGCTCTGACCCTCGTCCAGGCATGGGACGAGGACGCCACCTACGTCGCCGGCGACGTCGTACGCGCCGACAGCATCAACTACTACTGCATCCTGGCGCACACCGACCAGGAACCCCCGAACGCGACGTACTGGTCGACGCTCGCGGCCGACGCGCCGCTCTACGCCAATGGCGATTGGAGCTACGCCTACCGCTGGCCGGCGGATTGTCTCTTCGCCCGGCGCCTGGTCGACGACGCGACCGCGCGCCGCTACAACGCGACCCCGATTCCGTTCCGCATCGGGCGCGACGAGAACGGGCTGCTGCTCTACACCGACCGCGCCGAGGCGGTGCTCGAATACACGGCGCTCGATTGCACCGACCTCTGGTCTGATGACCTCTTCCTCGACGCGTTCACCTGGCGCCTCGCCGCGGTGCTCGCGCCCTCGCTCGAGCGGGCCAACAAGACCGCGATCGAGTGTTGGCAGATGGCGGAAGCGGCGGTCGTCGTCGCGCAGACCGTCGCGATGCGCGAAGGGCAGCAGGACAAGGGTGGCGACCCCGACTGGATCGCGGGGCGCTGATGGCGCTGACCCCTGTGATTCAACGGGCGTTCAGTGCCGGCGAGATTGCGCCGGGCCTGGGCGCGCGGGCCGACCTCCCGCTCTTCGCGGCGGGGCTGCGGACCTGTCGCAACTTCCTGGTGCAGAAAACCGGCGGCATCGCCAACCGCCCGGGGACGCGCTTTGTTGCGCAGGCGAAAGAGTCAGCCGGCCTCGTGAAGCTCTATCGCTGGGAGTTCACGGCGGCCGAGGCGTCGGTGCTGATCGAGGCGGGCGACCAGTACTTTCGGTTCTACCAGAACGGCGTGCCCATTACCGTCTCGGGCGTCGACCATTGGGACGTCGCCACGAACTACATCGTCGGCGACCTGGTGGAGCTCGACCACACACACTTCTACTGTGTCGCCGACAACGTCGCCGATCCTCCCCCCAGCGCCGCATGGTACGCCCTCGAGGACGACATTTACGAGATCCCGACGCCCTACACGGCGGGCTCGTTCGACAGCCCTGGCCCGCTGCGGTTCACCCAGAACGGCGCGCTCATCACGATCACGCACACGGCGTATGCGCCGCGCGAGCTCGCGAACCTCACCGGCACCGGCGCCCCGCGGTGGACCCTCACCCTGCTGGTGCTGGCGCCGGCGATCGCCGCGCCGGCGAATTTCACCTGGACCCCCGGCATCCCGGGTCCGAGCGGCGGGCACACCTACGCCTACCAGATCACCGCGGTCGCCGAGAGCAACTACGAAGAGTCGCTCCCGACGACGCCCGATAGCGCGGCCGGCGTCGGCGAGCCGACGCTGCTGCTGCCGAACGCCCTGTCGTGGGACGCCGTCACCGGCGCGAAGGAATACCGCATCTATCTGGACCCGTTCGAGAACGGCACCTTCGGCTACATCGGGACCGCGACAGACCAGGTCACGTTCAAGGACGTCGGGTTCGCGCCGGATTTCAGCCTGACGCCGCCGGTCGACCGGCAACCGTTCCCCGGCGCGCTCGATTGGCCGGAGCTCAGCGCCAGCTACCAGCAGCGCCGCATGTTCGCCTACACCGACAACAAGCCGGCGACGGTCTGGTGCTCGCGCGTGGGGTTCCTGCGCAACTTCACGATTCGCTCGCCGCTCCAAGACGACGACGCGGTCGAGTTCACGGCCGTCTCGAACACGCTCGAGGTGATCCGGCACCTGGTCGCGCTGCGGCGGCTCATCATGCTGACCAGCGGCGGCGAGTGGATCGTGCGCGGCGATGCCGACGGCGCCGTCACCCCGACCACCATCGCGCTCGATCAGGTCGGCTACGCCGGCGCCTCGCGCGTGATCCCGGTCGTGATCGGCAACGCCGTGATCTACGTGCAGGCGCGCGGGTCGGTCGTGCGCGACCTCCAGTTCGATGCGGTGCGCTCGGTCACCGACCCGTCGCTCAACGGCCGCGACCTCACCACGATCGCCGGCCACCTGTTCGAGGGCTACACGATCGGCCGGCTCGCCTTTGCGCTGGTGCCGCACTCGATTGTCTGGGCCGTGCGTTCCGACGGGACGCTCCTCGGCATGACCTACCTGACCGAGGACAACACCTGGGGCTGGCATCGCCACGACACCGCCGGCGGCCTGTTCGAAGACGTCTGCGTCGTGCCGGAAGACGACGAGGACATGGTCTACGTCGTCGTGCAGCGCACGATCGACGGCCAGAGCGTCCGCTATATCGAGCGCCTGACGCGACGCTTCGTCACCGCCGAGACGCTCGAGGACGCGGTGTTCGTCGACTGCGCGGTCACCTATGACGGGTCGCCGACCACCAGCCTTACCGGGCTCGACCATCTCGAGGGCGAGGAGGTCGTCGCCTTCACCGACGGCACCGCGGTGCAGGGACCGTTCACGGTCGAGGGCGGCGCCATCACGCTGACCACCGCGGCGAGCGTCGCCCAGGTCGGGCTCGCCATCACCGCGCAGGCCGAGACGCTCAACCTCGACGTGCAGGGCACCGCCGTGCGCGGCACCCGCAAGCGCGTGCAGTCGGTGATTGCGCTGGTCGAGGCCTCGGTCGGCGGGTTCTACGCCGGGCCTGACGAGGACCACCTGTTCGTGCAGCGGCGCGAGCTCTGGCAACCGGCGACGGGCCTGCTCGCGGGACAGATGGAGGTGAACCTGACCTGCACCTTCGGCGACGGCGGGCGCGTGGTGCTGCAACACACGGCGCCGACGCCGCTGACGATTGTCGGCGTGATACCGCGCTTTGAGCCGGGAGGCTGATATGCGAACGCTGGAGCTCACGCGGGCCGAGTGGGGGCGCCTGGCCGGCACCCCGCTCGAGGCGGTGACGGCGGGACTGCCGGCCGACACGCGCGTCGTCGTCGTCGAGGACGATGCGGGCGCGATTGTCGGCGAGTGGGCGTGCATCCGCTACGTGCACGTCGAGGGCATCTGGATCGCCGAAGCGCACCGCCGCACCGGCTCCGTGCAAGGACGGCTGCTGCGCGCGATGCGCCAGGTGGCGCGCTCGTGGGGCGCCAACGTGGTCCTGACCGGCGCGCTCGACGACGACGTCGCCGGCTATATCACGCGCCTCGGCGGCGCGCGGATTCCCGGCGATGCGTTCGCGTTCCCGGTGGAGGCGCGACGATGCCGCTCGTAGCGATCGCCATCATCAGCGGGGTCGGCCTCGCGCTCGATGTGATCGGAAACATCAAGGCCGGCAACGCCGCCGCACGCGCCGGCGAGAGTGAAGCGCAGCGCGACGAGTTCAACGCCGGCGTCGCGGATCTGCAGGCGGGGGACGCGATCACGCGCGGCCAGGACGAGGAGTCCCGCTTCCGCACCCAGGTGCGCGGGCTCATCGGCACGCAACGCGCCGGGTTCGCCGGCCAGGGCGTCGACGTCGGCAGTGGGTCGGCGGCCGACGTGCAGGCCGACTCGGCGTATCTCGGCGAGCTCGACGCGCAAACGATTCGCGCCAACGCCCAGCGCGAGGCCTGGGGCTACCAGGTCGAGGCCGAGGACCGCCGGAAAGCGGCGGCGATCGCGCGGGCCGGCGGGAAAGCCGCCCAGACCGCGTCGCGCTTTGCCGCGGCCAGTGAGGCCGCCACCGGCACGAGCTCGCTGCTGCTGACCAAGTACAGCTGGGGCCGCAACGCCCCCAAGGCGCCGGGGCCGTCCCCGATGCCGCCGTCATACCCGGGAGGACACCCCTAATGCCGCGCGTGCAGAGCTACGGGCAGCGCAAGGTCGCGCAGGCGCCGCTCCCGGGCGCCCGGCAGCAGGCGCACACCACGTTCGAATCCGAGGGCGGAACCATCGGGCAGGCGATTGCCGGCGTCGGCCAGGCGGTCGGCCAGGTGGTCAACGTCGCCGCGCAGATTCACAAAGAGGAACGCGACCGCAAGATCGCGCTCAGCAAGCTGACCTACACGCGCCAGGTCGCCGAAGAAGAAGAGCGGCTGCTGACCAGCCCCGACACGGGCCTGCTGTGGGTGACCGGGCTCGACGCGCACGAGGCGGTCGCCAAGACCATCGCGAGCTACGACGAGACGATGGGGCGGCTCGGGACAGACCTCCGCACC